GTTTCATAGGATAAGGAGTTGCTATTACTTCTTTATCAAATTTTAACATTTTTATTATTGTATCAAATTTAAAATCAATATCTGAATCTATAAATAACATATGTGTATAATTACCAGGGTCACCTAAAAAGTTAGCTACACATAAATTTCTTCCTTGTGTAACTAAAGATGATTTAAGAAGTGAAAAAGAAACTAATATTCCATTCATCATACAGCACTGTTGAAATTTTAATAATGCTTGTGTGTAATGAATAGAACATTCACTATGTACTGGAGTTGCTACATAGATCCTAATTTCAGGTTCTTTTGTAACTACCTTTACATCGTTTGGTTTATTAAACCAAATTGGTTTACTTGCGTCCTGCATCAACAGCTCCTTGTAAAAATCTATTCCAAATATTTTTTCTTAAATCCCAAGAATAAAATCTATTTGTAAATTCTATTTGTGATTTTAAATGATCCTTTACTCCTTCATCACCTAATCTATCTGCAGCTACATCTATTACAGATGCAAATGTATGGGCTAGTTTTATGTAATCTTTTTCGTAAGGTATATAAGTAATGTATTCTGAACCTGTTTCAAATAAAGCACCATAATCAGTTGTAATACAATAAAGTCCTGCAGCCATAGCTTCTATTGCCGCAATACAAGATGTTTCTTCCCATATGTTTGGATATACAAACATATGATAATTTTTAAGATTATCTTTTATAAATTCATTAGGTTTATAACCAATATAACTTACATTATGCAATGCTTTAGCTTGTTCGTATAAACTTTCAAATTGTTTATCATTAGCTGATTTAAATTGATCTCCATATACTTGTGTTGATGAATATACATCTAAATGAACGGATGTATTTTTAACAAGTTGCATTGCAGCAAGAAGCACATTTAATCCTCGCCACGGCGTTGAAGTATAAATTAATTTCACCGGATCTCCTTTAGTATGTTCTAAAGGTCTTGAATTTATTTTATCTATTGCATTCTTAATAACTAAACATTTTGATGTTGGTATATCAAACATCATTCTAAACTTTTCATAACACCAATGTGAGTTAAATACATACCAATCATACTTCTTATGATTATCTTTATTTTGAAACCATGGTGCTAGATTAGCTTGATCATATGAATTTTGTTGCCAAAGTATATTTGGTTTAGTTGGATGTAATGGTATTTTTTCAGGCACAGATGTAGTTATTTGAACTTTATCTAATAAATTTTTATCTGCATATTTATGCAATAATTCTACTTGTAATTCTGTACCACCTCTTGGATTCATTTTTGATTCATTACTTTCTCTAATAACTCTAAACCTTTATTTGTAATAGTAACTGCTAAATCTTTTTGTAGATCTTCAATTTTGTTTTCTTTTAAGAAGTCTTCCATATTATTATAAGTCTTCCCTGTTTTCTTACTTTTAATAATTTCTACTGTCTGACATTCTATCTTTGGTAGATTATCCATTTTCTCCTGTTCTGTCTAATAATGCATAACTGATAACGCCTTTAATAACATTAACAGTTGTTGTTTGAGCTAGTATAGCATCTCCTTCTTCTAAATTCAAGACTGTCTGGGCCGCATTACCATTACATGCACCTTGTACACTTGCATGTATAAATTGATAAGTTGTAGAAGCTGAATAATCATAAACATACATATCTAATGTAGCAGGTGATGATCCTGTATTAGTTACAGCAATATCTTTAACAATTGCAACTGAAGATGTATTTATACTTAATACTGTTGTTGCATTTGTAGTTGATAAACTAAATCCTTGATTTTTATAAAATATAGCCATTATGTTAAATCATACCATTTTAATAAACCAGAGACATCACCATTTGCTGTTCCTGGTCTTACACCTAATGTTAAAGTATCCGATGTTCCACTAATTGTTTGTCCAAGTTGATTTGCAAAAGCTATGAAATCTCCCCCTAATGCAAATGGAGCAGTTTTACCTCCTAAATATCCACCTGCTATTCTTGTACCTGTTGAAGTTAAATTAACAGTAGTCAAATCATATTCAACATTATCATTAAAAGATGTATAACTGAAAGCAGAAGATGGAGTTGCATTAAAAAATAAACCCCATTCAAAATCACTATTAGATATATTTAAAATATCGGCCCCTGCTGGAACTATAACTGCATAAGGTCTTCCTGACTTAATTCTAATAGTTGCAATATTATAATAAGTATTAACAGTTGTTAAATTTACACCAGCATTAATTTGAGAAGTTCCAATCATTTGTTCTAATCCTTGTGGTGAATAACCTCCTTCAGAAATACAAGAAGAACATATTTGTTGTAATGTATAAGTTCCTGCAGTTAAGGTTCCAGTTCTTTGAATTTCATAACGAATTGGAAGATTAGCTGTTTGCATATAAACAGTCGTTAAACTATTTGCGTTATAGAAAGTATGAGCTGTAATTAATTGACCATTAATAACAAATCCAACTCTAACGGATCCAACCCCTAACCATTCAATATCTATAAATAATATATTTGATGTTGCAGCATTTAATGTAAATCCACTTGCACCGGTTCCATTTAATTTATCTCCATTCCAATCTACTTGATTAATTTCAGTATCAACTGGAGATCCTGATGTATAAGTTCGTCTTACAATTTGATAACCTGATCCTGTATCTTGAAAAAATATTCCATTATTAGCATCAAATAAACCAACCATTTGTTTAAGATTAGTTGTTTGAGTATTCATTACAAAGGTATTAAATATTAATAATGATTTACCAGGTTGATAAGACATCACTCTTTTAGATTGTCTTATAGTTGTAGATCCTGCTGCTTCTGTTACATTTAAATTAACTGTAGATTTATTAGAAGTATAAGTAACTGTTCCACCATTTGCCGTTGATTCATCAAATAGATTATTCTTTGACATAATACTTTTACTGTCAAAGATAGTAAGAGGATTAGAAACTCTTAATCTTCCAAAGGCATCAACACTATTTCCACCAGGAACTATAACAGTTGGATTACTTGCTGATCCAGTATCACATCCAAAACCATTTTGATTTCCATACATAAATTGTAACATCGCTGCTTGTTCGTTAATTAAGTCTTGTTGATATCCAAAATTAAGTTGATCTTTAATTGTGTTAACTGCTTCAAGTATTTGTCTTTGATTATTAACATCATAATTTTGTGTTGGTTCCGGTACATAAGCTGTTATCTTTGCCATTATCTTCTACCACCTGCTTCAATATCTAATCTCAAAGTTCCATATCTCCAAGTTTCACCAACTGCATCATTTTCTATTTTTAAACTTACCTGTCTTCCTCGCACGCGCGTATCTACTTTATCAGTTGAAGATGTAATTGTAAAAGGTCCTGTAATTAAAGGTGGTGTTGTAGAAGGAGTTGATTCACTATTTGCTGGATAATCTCTAAAGAATAAAGTTATCTTTGCATTGCCTTCTAAACTCTTAAAGTCTGGAATAAATCTTTTAACACGCATGATTAATTGACCATCTCCTGCTAAACCTTGTTCTGATAGATCATAGTCTCCTGATTTAACATAAGCTGCAATAGCTGTTGCATTACCATTTGCATCTACTTCATTAACACCTGTTTCTTGTGCCCAGTATTTAGTTGAACCATATAAATTACTTACACCATTAATAGTTGGAAATGTAGGTGTACCATTTGTGATATATTGTGTTGCATAAGGTAAATCAAAAGTAACAGAATCTTGATATGTTGTTCTAGTTAAAGATCCAACCGCCCATGTATTTTCAACAAAGTTATAAACTACATTTCTATCTAATTGAGTTGATCCTGCTTTTGCATAAAACCAACCAACTTCATTATATAAACTATTATGATATGCATAAGTTATTTGACTTGCATCATAGTTAATTCCTAAATTGTCTCCAATATCTGTAAATACAAAGTCTTCAACTAATGATGGTAATTGTTTTACAGTTCCATCAAATGCAAAGAAACCTCCTCCAAACCCCATCCAAAATACAGCACCCTGTGCAAATATCATTGCATGCTGACCAATACATCCACAATTAGTTCCAACTTGTCTTACAGAGAATGTAAATGGAGGACCAACGAATTGAATAGTATAAGCTGCTTGATCTGTAAGAACTAATATATAATCTTTACCTTGAACAGCTCCGATAATCTCGTTTCCCGTATCTAGTCTAAATGTACCTGCAGTGTTTGTAACTGTTGGATTCCAAGTATTAATATCTTCTTGATTTGAGAATCTTATAAACATCGGATCTTGTGTAGATGAATCACCAATAACTGTTTCTGTTCCAAATAAAAATAAATGTCTGTCTCGATCGGATACAACGCTCATAGTAGATGCTGTTGGAGCACCAGATACAACTGCAGCTCTTATTGCTAATCTTCCTGGAGTCGAAGGATCCCAAGTATAAGTTGCTCCATTTTTAACTGTAGCAACTAAAATCTGACCATAGTTATCAAGTGACCAGGAACCTGGTGCAAGTGTAACACCAGCAGTATTTGATTCTTCTCCCCAATCAACCCAACTTGTTGCATTAGTTACAGTTACTCCATTTAAATGAGAAGCTGCTGTAGATCCATTTGCACCTCTAGTGCAACCTAAAAATTGTGTTGCATTTTTACTTGTGTAAGTAATTAATTCTGTACCAATATCTATTCGACCAGATGACGGAAATGCTGAAGTTGAAGCAACTGTAATAGTTGTAACTATATTATCTATTCCACCATTTAATGTAGTAGTAACAGAGGTTGGAATTGTTCCACCCCAATATCCAGTTCCAAATCCAAATGCTGGAGTTTGAAATGTTGGTCCAATTGTAATGTAAGGAGTTGTTGTTAAAGATCCACCTGCAGTAACACCAGTGCCTGTCTCATTAGATGGCATAGTAACTGTAAATGTTCCCGATGTTGGAACTGATTTAACTTCAAAAGTATTAGTTGTAAAATCTGCTGATGTATAACTTGTTGTCGGTAATCCTGGAGTTGTTACACTTGTGAAAATAATATAATCACCAACTTCTAATCCATGAGCTACTTTATTAATAGTAACAGTTGCTGACCCTGTTGTAGATGTATAAGTGCAAGAAGTTAATGGTGTTCCAAGTGGAGTAATATCAAAAAATTCTTGTTCATAGTAAATAACTAATAATTTAGAAGTACCTATTGCTGCATATTTTTTACCATCTAATGCTGTCCATGTATGCTGGTCACGCGCTGGACCTGCCAAGGTGCTAGCAACGAGTTGCTGGAATCCACCTATCTTTTGTGGTTCGCCATAACGAAATCTTATATTATCACCATCAATCCATTGCCCTTCGGCTCCGGTTGCAGTTTGTTGTTTATTAAATCCTGGCTTAAATTGTATCTTCTGTAAAGGCATAAGGTACTATTATACACAGTTTCTAAATTATTAATACTTATTTTGTTTAAAACAACTATTTAATTA